TAGAAGCGGCGGCATCTTTTATACCTTTTAACATTTACAAAAGAGTTGAAAAGTCAGTAAAAGAAATAATGCTTGCTGGCGGCATCGGCTCGTATGACAGAAAAAATATAATTGCTAGAGTATTTAACGATATGATCTTAAACAGCAGTGTTGATAATGTTTCGATAAATTTAAAAATATTAGGTGATCCGTATTATCTAAGTGATAACGATGCTGGAAATTATAGATCTGGACCAGATTCTATCTATTTAAATGAAGACGGCACTGTAGATTATCTTAGATCTGAGGTTGACGTTTTATTACAAATTAAAAGCGGCATTGATTATAATAAAAATACAAATCTAATGACGCTGGACCCTGCAAACGGATTTAACGGAATTTACAGAGTAGTTACAATAACTTCAAATTTTTCTAAAGGACAATTTACACAAGAACTATCCTTACTTAGAAGACCTAATCAAACATCGGAATCCGTTGATACATCAAACATGGTAACAAGTGCGTTTGTATCAGCTATAAATCTTGAAGCAGCAGAGTTTGCATTGAATCAATCTATTCAATCAGTAACTCAAATAATACAACCGTTTTTACAAATCTTGCCCGAAGAATACCAAAGCTTTAACTTAGACTTGATAAAAGTAGAACTTTTTGAATCTCTTGAATCAACATCAATATTTCAAGCGGTTGAATCAGCAAACAATTTTGTTAACAGTTTTCAGTTAATACAAAATAATTTTATAAGTACTATACAAGGTATTACTGAACCGTTTAATCAATTACAGTCTGGTGTTCGGGAATTACAAAACAGCATTAATCAAATTAAAACAGGCGGATTTCCAGGAGTGATTTCTGGATTGTCGTCGTTTTCTGCAAACATCGGATCGGTTTCAACATCAATAAACCAAATATCAAGTAGTGTAAGATCTCTGCCAAACACTATTCAAAGTTCGTTAAAAGGATTTAAGTTATTTTAAAGGTTAACAATGAGCAATAACAGAGTTACAAACAAAACGTCTCGTTCCCCAAACGATGCAATAACAGCCGGAAACCCTGGCCCGTTTATAGCTGAAGTAGTAGGACATTTAGATAGAAACTACATGGGAGCATTAAAGGTAAGGCTTTTAAAAACAGGTATGTTTGGCGATGCTGACTTTCGTAGCGAAAAAGCAGAAAACGAAACAGTAGTTGTAAGTTATGCAACACCTTTTTACGGAGTTACTCCTTATGTTGACACAGAAGGCATAGATGCATATAGACATACACAACAGAGTTATGGATTTTGGGCAGTTCCGCCAGACGTTGGATCAAAAGTACTAGTTATGTTTGTGGAAGGTCGTCGAGATATGGGTTACTGGTTTGCTTGCATTCCAGAACCTTATATGAATTTTATGGTTCCTGATGGCCGTGCAGCAACAGAGCTAACTTCGCCGGCTACTCCTCAAAATTTAAAAGGAAAAAAGTTACCAGTAGGCGAATATAATAAAGCATTAGAAACCAAGGTTAACAACGATCCTACACAATATACTAAACCTTACAATAAAGACTTTACAGAAGTTCTCGAAGTTCAAGGTTTGTTGTACGACGAAGTCAGAGGTTTAACCACTAGTTCGGCAAGACGCGAAGTCCCAAGTGCAGTGTTTGGTATAAACACTCCTGGACCTTTAGATAAAAGATTAAAATCTCCTACTAAAAAATCTGGTACAACAAACAACGAAGTGTCTTTACCAAAGAGTAGATTAGGTGGCAGTTCTATTGTTATGGACGACGGCGATGATAAATTTATTAGAGCTACACATGCTGCTGATGGTCCTCCTTTTTATATAAACAAAGAAGCAGGAGAACCCGGCGGTGACGAAACAATTCCTCAAAACGAATGCATTAGAATTAGAACTAGAACTGGACATCAAATATTATTGCACAATTCTGAAGATTTAATATACATTGCAAACAGCAGAGGTACTGCGTGGATAGAATTAACTTCGGACGGAAAAATAGATATACATGCTGATGACAGTATTAGTATAATGACCGATCAGGATCTAAATATAACAGCAGAACGAGATATAAATCTCGAAGCTGGTAGAAATATCAATATGAAAGCCGCAGCACGTTGGAGTGACGGTGCTCCTATAATGGACGGAAAAGAAAGTGGCCGCGTACACATCGAATCTTTGTACGATCTAAGTTTGTATGCAGGAAGAAATGCATCTGTTAGATCTGTTGAAAGCATGGATATAAATTCCTCTAGAGAACTTAAGGTAACAGCTAGTGGTGATATAAACATGAATACTAATCAAAACATGTATTCAAGAGCAGAAGGATCTGTACATCAAACTGCGGTCGGAAGTTGGTTTAGAAAATCTTTTGCTGACATGATCGATGATATAAACGGTTCGTATTTTACACAAGCTACAGGCGAAGTACATGTTACATCTCAAGCAAGCATTTATTCACAAGCAAAGGATAAAGTACATCAAATTGGCAATACAGTTCTCAATGAAGCAAAGGATGCGTTTAGTGTTCTTTCCAGTAAGTTTGATGTAGACGGCAGTGGATCTATTAATTTAAACAGTGGCACTTCAACAGCGCCTGCTCCGGCTATTAAACCAATTGATGGCAACACTCCTACAGCACCAACAAGTGCATATGCAGGAAAACCATTGCCTACAGTAATTTTGCCTTATAATTTTCCTGGTGCAACAGTACCGGTCCCTTATGATAGTATTGTAACTAGAGCACCGCAAAGAGAACCGTGGACTCAACACGAAAATATGAATCCATATGCGTTTAAGCCCGAGAGTACTGACAGAGAATTACCGGGTGAACTTCCGTCGGTTGATAGAATTTTAACTCCGGATACATTCCAAAAAAGTGTAACAGGTAGAAAATCAAGTACAGTAGTTGCTGGTAGTGGCGGACTTGGATTTGGAAGATCGGGCGATTCTCCTAGATATCCAAATGCAGTGGGCGGCGTAGATGTTCCAGTAGGTGAACAAGGTCCTCTAGCAACAATTACGACTAAACGTGGTTTATCAGCACAAGTTGCAGAAGTTTTTAAAGATACTTTCCAAGGATTTGTTAATGACTTAGAAGCAACAGGCTATGAAATCAAAAGTATAGGTGGATATGCCCGCAGACAAATAACCGGCGGCGGCCGATGGTCATATCATGCATCTGGTGCAGCAATTGATATTAATCCAAGTACTAATGGTTATTATAGTCCTAAACGAAACCCGTTGCCTACAGACATGCCAATTCCTGTTGTAAAACAATTAATTGCAAAGTGGGGTTTAGGCTGGGGCGGTCTTTGGAGAGAGATTGATGATGCAATGCATTTTAGTGTTGCTAGAGCAGAAGGTGGCTCAATAGATCTTCCTGCAAATGGAATAATTCCAGCGGCCCCTAGAAACGAAGACTATCTATCTACGCCGAGTAATCCTCAATAAGGAAGTAACATGACAATACAAATTACAGATCAAGAATATAAATTGCTGGACTTGGTTGCTAAAGGGGAAGCATTACAAGGACAAGGGTCTGATCCGTACGCTTCTCTTTGGCCTAGTACCGCAGATCCAATGATTCCGGAATATACAATCGAACAGATTTTCCAATACCAAAGAGACAGATTAGCAGCTGGGTATACGTCGGATGCTATAGGAAGATACCAATTTCGATTTGACCCTTTGTCTGAAACAGTTAAAAAAGCAGGATTGCCGACTACATCAAAATTTAATCCTAACGTACAAGATTATCTGATTATTGTAAGACTAAAATACATGAGAAAACTAGAATCGTGGAAGTCAGGGCAGTTATCTGATAAAGATTTCCAGGTTGAATTGGCTAAAGAATTTTCTTCAGTTCCAGTGCCTTATGATATACCCGGACGTGCTAAAAAAGGACAAAGCTATTATGCAAATAATAAGATTGACAAAGCTAATCACGACCCGGACATATTTTCGTTTAATTTAGCAGATATAAGGAACGGCGGCCCTGGAAATCTTACTGCCGTTGATATCGAAAATGGAAGTGCAGCTTATCAGCCAACTGGTACATCTCTAAAAACTCAAGCAGAGATTGCAGCAGGTGGTGGCCAACGAGTAAGTGGAGGGTCAACCGCCTTTCAGCCACTGCCTAATTCTTCACTGCCCGCAGTTGGCGATCCGTATGCTTACAAACTTATAAATGCACTGGATAATAGATATGATTTTCGCACAGGAGAAAAAGTAAGAGACTTGTTAATCAATGGAGTAAACCCTGTTGCAAATAGTGGAACACTTCCAAACAACGGTAGACCGCCATTAGGTGATATAGGAGGACAACCACTAACGGTCGAACAACTTAATGATGCTGTAGCAAACAGAGTAGCACAAGTTGGCGACATTGTAACAGGTGCAAAAACAATCAACACCCCGGCTGGACCAAAAACAGTTACACAACAATATAAAGTTGTTGAAACGCCAGCCGGTCCAAAATTGTCTAATTACACAATACCAACAGAAACAGCAGCAACATCAGCTTCTGTTACAGCACCTAGTGTACAAACAGTTAATAAGCCTTCTCGTGTTTTTATATCACCATCGGATGCTGTTCGCAAATAATGTTAAGGTAAATATACTACTATGAGTTCTTTAGAAAAAAATTTATATAAAAATTTAAAAATACAACCGCAAAATGTGGTTGTAAGACCTATTGAAAGCAGAACTTATAGAGGAATAAGCACAACTGATCCAGATACAAAAGAATATAAACTGTTTGATATTGGATTAATAAAGCAGGATATTGTAAATCATTTTCATATAAGATTAGGTGAAAAATTAGAAAATCCCAGCTTTGGGACAATCATATGGGATGTGTTATATGAACCTTTTACAGAATCTTTAAAAGAAGTTATTGTAAAAAACGTAACAGAAATTATTAATTACGACCCTAGAGTAACTGTAGATAAAATTGTAGTTGATAGCTTCGAATCAGGTATACAAATACAGTGTGAATTAACCTATTTAGATTACAGTATTTCGGAATATTTGCAATTTAGATTCGATAGAAATAATAGCATTATTTAAACTACGCACTTATTAATTCTCATAAATATAACATAAACTGAGGAAAGTGCTAATGTCTTACACTGACAGACAAAATAGATTATTGCTTGCTGAAGATTGGAAAAAAATCTATCAAAGCTTTAAATTTGCCGACTTTAAAAGCTATGATTTTGACACTCTACGTCGAACAATGATATCGTATCTTAGAACCAACTATCCAGAAGATTTCAATGATTACATTGAATCGTCGGAATACTTGGCATTAATTGACATGATTGCTTTCTTAGGGCAAAATATTGCTTTTAGAGTTGACTTAAATGCAAGAGAAAACTTTTTAGAGCTAGCTGAAAGAAAAGAAAGTGTACTAAGATTAGCACAACTTTTATCTTATAATCCAACAAGAAATAAATCTGCTAACGGATTGTTAAAAATTGTCAGTGTTAGCACTACGGAAAATGTTAGCGATTCAAACGGATTTAATCTAAGTAACAGAACCATAAGCTGGAACGATACTGTAAACCCGGATTGGTTTGAACAATATGTTAAGGTTATTAATGCAGCATTGCCGATACAAAATTCGTTTGGAAGACCTGTGAAATTCGAAACGGTCGGCGGGATTCCAACAGAACAATACAGATTTTCGTCATCGGCAACTGGCATTCCGGTTTATGCTTTTTCTAAACCTATTAATAATCAAAGTTTTGATTTTGAAGTAGTCAGTTCTACAATATCGGATGGCGAAATAATGGAAGAACCGCCTTTGCCTAATAATCAACTTTCGTTTTTATATAGAGATAACGGGCAAGGTGCTGGTAGCAATTCAACAGGCTTTTTTATGCACTTTAGACAAGGTTCATTAAAAAGAAATGACTTGTTAGTAGACTTTCCAACACCTAATCAAAAAATTGATATTGATGTTCAAAACATCAATGACACTGACGTTTGGTTATACAGCCTTGACAGTTCCAACAATGAATCAGAATTGTGGACAAAAGTTTCTGCAGTCGAAGGAAACAATATTGTTTATAATAGCTTGAACAAACAAATAAAGAATATCTACAGTGTGTTAACTAGAGTAGACGATAGAGTGAGTCTTGTTTTTTCTGACGGTATATTTGGAAATCTTCCTAAGGGAAAATTTAGAATCTACTATAGAACAAGTGCAAACAAAGATTACACAATACTTCCGGCAAGTATAAAAAACGTTGCGGTAAGAATTCCTTACATAAGTAAAATCGGAAGAAGAGAAACAATCACTTGTACACTTGAACTTAAAACAGCAGTGGATAATGCAAGCAGTACTGAAACAGTTGAAAGTATCAAAACAAATGCGCCTGCTACTTATTATACTCAAAATCGTCTAATAACAGCAGAAGATTATAATATAGGTCCACTGGGTATAAGTCAAGATATTATTAAAGTTAAAGCAGTTAACAGAACGTCAAGTGGTATCAGTAGATATTATGACTTAATAGACGCAACAGGAAAATATAGTAAAACAAATTTATTCGGAACTGACGGTATATTATATACAGAATACAAAGATAACAAAGACAATTTTAACTTTGTTACTCGAACCGATATTGAAAGTATAATTGAAAATAAAATTACAGATATACTTGGCGAAACAAACGTAAAGAGTTTTTATTTAAAAGAATTTCCCGATCAAAACTATGTTGAATTAGACTTAAAGTGGAAACTTACAACATCTGACACAAATAGATCAACTGGGTATTTTACTGATGCAAACTTGATAAGATATCAAGTAGGAAATTTTACCGAGGGTCCGCTTAGATTTATAGAAGCTGGAGCAATGATCAAGTTTGTTCCTGCAAGTGGTTACTATTTTCTTCCCGATGGGTCAGTAACTACCAACGCTAATGCAAAAAATGCAACTTCCTATAAGTGGGTTAAAGTAGTAAGTGTAACCGGTGATGGAACAACAGTTACATCGTCGGGACTTGGACCTGTAATTTTTAATGATATAGTTCCAAATGACGCTGTCTTAACATTAGTTAAACCAAAGTTTGTTAGAGAAATATCAGATGACGTTAAAGTTTCTATAGTTGATCAAATTTTCTCTTACAGAACATTTGGGTTAAGATACGATAGAGAAACAAGAAGTTGGGAAGTTATTACTCAGGATAACTTAAATGTTCTCGACGACTTTAACCTAGGTTTAGCAGGTGACGAAACAGGTCAATCGCTAGATAGCAGCTGGATAGTTCTTTTTGAAACAACTGGTTCTGCATATGAGGTAACATACAGAACATTAAGATATGTTTTTGAAAGTAACAACGAAATAAGATTTTATTTTGATAATAATAAAAAAATATTCGATAGCAAGTCTGGTAAAATTATTAAAGATAGAATTACTATACTTAATATTAACAATGACATAAACACTGGCACCGGAACGTCTCCTTTTACAAGAGACTTTAACTGGGAAATTTCAGGAGTTTATAGAGATGGCGATGGATATGTAGACAGTAAGAAAGTCGAAGTAACCTTCTTTGACAGCGACGACGACGGTGTTATCGACGATCCACAAATTTTTACAGAAATTGTTAATCAAACAAATTACATTTTTAATAAAAAAGTTATCGTAAACAACAACGAATTTATTGTTTATGTCGATGCATCGAGCGAAAATATAATAACAGTTGCTAGAAAAACTAATATAAACATGTTAGTTGAAAACGATCCTATCTATTATGTTATCGACGAAGATCGCTTTTATCAACTAACAACAGCATCAAGAACATTAACAGTGGTCTATGACTATTATGCTTACATTGGAAGACCGGAATTGAAGTTTCAATATATTCATGCTAGTGATGAAAATAACAGAATAGATCCTAGTTCTTCTAATATAATTGACACATTTATACTAACTAGACAATACGATAGCAATTATAGACAGTGGCTTTCAGGAACATCGAATGTAATGCCAAATCCGCCAAGCAGTGATCAACTTTATAGATCATACAGTTCAGAAATTAATGCTATAAAATCTATAAGCGATGAGATAATTTATCATCCTGTTAGATACAAAGTACTATTCGGTAGCAAAAGCGACACAAACATGCAAGCAGTTTTTAAAATAGTAAAAAATCCTGAAAGAGTTGTAAACGACAACGATTTAAAATCTCGTGTTATAACAGCTATAAATCAATATTTTACATTAGACAATTGGGACTTCGGAGAAACATTCTACTGGAGCGAAATGTCAGCATACATTATAAAAGAATTATCACCTGATTTAAGTAGCATTGTAATAGTCCCAAGGTCATCTGATAGTGCGTTTGGTAGCTTACATGAAATAAAAGCAGAATCAGATGAAATTTTTATAAGCAGTGCAACAGTTGACGACGTTGAAGTGATTTCAGCAATTACAGCAGAAAGACTAAGATCAACTGGCAACGTAGTTACAGGTTATACAACTACACCAGCAGGGCTTCAGAGTTCTGTAGAAACAAATAGCACTAATACCGGAGGCTTTATTTACTAATGGCATACGAAAACGACCAATCAGATTTCCCTCTTCCAACTGGAAGAACACCTACTGCAACTTCAGCAGACTTCTTACCGAAGTATTTTAGAACTGACGTAAATAAAAAACTCCTAAGCAGTACCATGGATCAAATGACTACTCCGGGTGTTGTTGAAAAAGTTAATGCATTTGTAGGAAGAAGATATGCAAAAGCAGCAACATCTGCAGATGTTTATCTACCGGATGTTTCGGAATCTAGAGAAAATTATCAATTAGAGCCGTCTCTTGTATACAAGGATGAGTTAAACAACGTTGAGTTTTTTAAAGATTACAACGATTATATTGGTCAAATCAGTAGTTTTAAAGGCTCAGTTGACAATCATAGTTTATTAAATAGTCAAGAATTTTATGCTTGGGATCCGCATATATGCTGGGACAAGTTTGTAAACTTTAGAGAATACTATTGGTTACCAATGGGTCCACAACCCATTGGTATCGCTGGACAATCGAGAGATATTATAAGCACATATAAAATAACTACATCCGACGAAGGCGATAACACTGCTTATATATTCACGCCTAATGGATTAACTAGAAATCCCTCAATTAAGTTGTTTAAAGGACAAACTTATAAATTTGAGGTTGATGCACCAGGACACCCTATTGCATTTGCTACAACTAGAAACTTTTTAGATACTGATCCAACGGCTAACACAGACTTTTTAAATCAAAGTATCCTTTACAAAAAAGGTATAACATCTGACACAGATTACGTTGAAAATGGTATTATAGAATTTACAGTACCCGATGATGCTCCGGCGGTCTTGTATTATGTTAGTCAGAACGATATTAACACAAGCGGAATAGTGACAATTTTTGAAATATCAGAAAATACACAAATCGATGTTACAGCAGAAATTTTAGGCAAAAAAACTTACAAAACATCTAGCGGAGTTGAACTTTCCAACGGAATGAAAGTGTATTTTCAAGGATCTGCTACTCCGGTAGAATACAATACAGGATATTGGTATGTTAGCGGAGTAGGATCGGAGATACAATTAATATCAGAAAGTAACCTCGAAGTTCCTGCAATTTTTACACAAGAATACGAAGTTCCTTTCGATAATGATGGTTTTGACAATTTACCGTTTGAAGATGCAACTAGCTTTCCTGGAACAAAGGACTATATCGTAGTCAATCGTGCTAGCGCAGATAGAAATCCTTGGTCTAGATATAATCGTTGGTTTCATAGATCAGTAATTGAAACTTCTTTTATTGCAAATAACTTGCCTGTTGATTTAGACGAAGATTCTCGTGCAAAAAGACCGATTATAGAATTTGAAGCAGGATTAAAACTTTGGAAACACGGTACTAAATCAAAGGCTAATGTTAATTTAATTGATACTTATACTACAGATGCATTTAGTAAGATTGAAGGTACCTTAGGTTATAATGTAGACGGCATTGATTTAGTCGACGGTATGCGTGTTATATTTTCTGCAGATACTGACATATTAGTTAATGGAAGAGTTTATGAAGTAAACTTTATTACACACAACGGTCGTCGTCAAATTTCATTAATAGAAACAACTGATTCTATACCAGAGACCGATGACGTTGTACTAATCACCAGCGGCCTTACATCTAAAGGAAAAATGTTTTATTATGACGGGACTGCGTGGAAACAGTCTCAGGAAAAGTTAGCAGTAAATCAGTTTCCAAGATTTGATTTATTTGACGAAAATGGATATAGCTACGGCGACACATCGGTATATCCTTCTAGTAACTTTTCTGGAAACAAGTTATTTTCATATAAAGAAGGCTCTGGCGTAGTTGATACAGAATTGGGGTTTTCGTTAACTTACAGAAATATTAGTAACGTTGGAGACATTGTCTTTGAATTTAATTTATTAAATGATTCAATTTTATATCAGACCGATTTGCAAGTTGAAAAATTGCTGTCAACTGATACAGGATTTTTGAAAAAATTTAAAAACGATGGCACAAATTTTTCTTATGTTAATGGTTGGATAAAATCTAAAAACGATAGTAAACAATACGTAATTAGACAATTTACAGTTTCTTCTATTGCAGAATCTTTCAAAGTTGATATGTTTAATAACAGTAGCGAATTAACTGATTTAGAGGTAAAGGTTTACGTTAATAGTGTTAAGCAAGTAGCTGGAACGGACTATGTCATTGTTAATAAAAACAAGTATGCAGTTGTTGAATTTTTAAATAACTTAACAATAGGAGACTTTGTATTATTAAAATGTTTTAGTAATTCTTCAAAAAATCAAAATGGATTTTACGAAATTCCGATAAACTTAGAAAGAAACCCACTAAACGATAACGTAACATATTTTACTTTAGGCGAAGTTAATGATCATGTAAATTCTATCGTAGAAGACATACCGGGATTTTCTGGAATTTATCCAGGTGTAAGCAACTTAAGAGACTTATCACCGTCATCGGTATATGGTAAGAGATTTGTGCAACACAGCGGCCCAGTAAATATTGCACTATATCACATAACTGACAAAAATGCAAATGTAGTTAAATCTTTAAAATATGCAAGAAAAGAATATGCAAAATTTAAACGCAAGTTTTTATTAGAGGCTGAAAATTCAGGTTTTGTCGGTCCGACAAAATCTCACTTTGATCTAGTCATTGACAAGATTGTTAAAGAAAACATCGGCAATAAATCTTTTTATTTTAGTGACATGATTGGGTTCGGCGCTGCAAGAAAAACAGTACATACTGTAGATTATGCAGGTCCTGCATATTTTGCAATGTCAAAGGTGTTTGACTTGCTTACCCTTTCTATTAGCGCAGTTGGTGTTTATCTAAACGGAACTCAATTATTATATAATAAAGATTACACGTTTACTGAAAATTTTGTGTATGTTACGCAAGATTTACAAGTCGGTGACATTGTAGAAGTATATGAGTACGAAGCATCGACAGGATCTAACATACCTCCTACACCAACAAAACTAGGACTCTATCCTAAGTTTGAGCCAGCTATATTTGTTGATAATACATACAGCGAGCCTAGAACTGTAATTCAAGGACACGATGGTAGTTTAACTATTGGGTTTATGGACTATAGAGATGACTTATTATTAGAACTTGAAACAAGAATTTATAATAACATAAAAGTGTCTTATGATATTGATAAGCTTGACATACATAATTTTGTAGGATCGGCAAATAGAAACACTGGGTTTGCTAAATCTAGCATCGACAGCGTAATGTTGTCGGACTTTGCACAATGGCTAGAATTAGCCGGCTCGCCAAATTATGCATCTCATGAGTGGTGGGACAAAGATGTAAGCTTTACTTACAACTACTCGTCCATGTCTGATAGAAATGGAAATCCGTTAAAAGGATATTGGAGAAATGTATACAAAGAATATTTCGATACCGATCGTCCGCATTCACATCCTTGGGAAATGCTTGGATATGCTATAAAACCTACTTGGTGGGAATCTGTGTATGGTCCGTCGCCATACACAAAGGACAATCTTATACTTTGGGGAGATTTAGCTGAAGGTATAATTAGAGAACCCGGAAAGCCTGTAAGTAGGAATAAAAAATATACTCGCCCCGGTTTGCTTGAATATATTCCTGTAAACGAATACGGACAACTGTTGAGTCCGTTAGATTCAAGTTTAGCACAAGACTTTGTGCTGCTCGAATCTAAAAATAGCTTTATGTTTGGCGACAATTCTCCTGTAGAAACTGCGTGGAGAAGAAGCAGTGAATATCCATTTGCATTAATTACAGCATGGGCATTGTTACAACCGACTAAGCTACTCGGCGTTGGGCTTGACTTAAGCAGAATGATACGAGACAATGCAGGAAACTTAGTTTATAAAGATACAAAAAAGAGAATTAATCTTAAGGATTTACAGTTCCCTTCAATTACAACAACAGAACCTCTAGTATTAACTTCTGGCGTAATTAACTACATTAGCAGCTATATTTCGAGCAAAGTTACATCAAAATACGAAACATATAAAACTCAGTTATCTAATTTAGACAATCGACTATCTATAAAAATTGGCGGCTACGCTGACAAATCGAAATTAAAACTAGTCTTAGATAGTAGAAATCCAATGAATAAAACATCAGTCTTTGTACCTGATGAAAATTATCAGGTTGCATTAACTAGAAGTAGTGTATTAGAAACTGTTGTGTTTAGTGGAATAATTATAGAAAAAATAGAATCCGGTTATGTAATATCGGGGTACGACAAAGAAGACCCGATTTTTTATTACAATAAACCAATAGCTCGTTCAATGGATTCTGCAATAACTATAGGCGGAATTAGTGAACAATTTGTTGAATGGGATTCTAATAAAAACTATACTGTTGGCACTGTTGTTAGATATAACAATGAATATTATAGAACAAAGATTACACACACCAGTGATGAAACATTCGATTCTTTAAAATTTGTAAAACTTTCAGAATTGCCGATTGTCGGTGGCGTTACTGCATTAATTAGAAAAGATTACGAAAAACAGGAAACAGCAATTCCTTATGGTTCTATCTTAAACACCATACAAGATGTTGTAGACTTTATGCAAGGCTACGAAGCATATCTTGTTAGTAAAGGATTTATTTTTAATTTTTATAATAAAAATACTGAAGCATTAGAAGATATGTTACTTTGTATCAAAGAGTTCATGTTTTGGGTTACACAAAATTGGGATACTGGAACAGTATTAACAGTAAGTCCTGTTGCAAATAAAGTTGAATTCTCAAGAGACTACTTTGTAGTCGATGACATTTTTGATTCATTCTACGACTATTCTCTGATAGGCGGCAATGGAAGCAGAATATCAAAAGAATTTTCTAATATATTTAGAAATTCATCAAATGACTTTGGAGTGGTTCCTGTAAATACAGACGAAGGAATATTCTTAGTAAAATTACCACTGATACAAAAAGAACATGTCATAATAATTGATAATCAAACAGTGTTTAATGACACAATCTATGACAAGGTTCCGGGATACCGACAGGAAAGAATTAAGCTTGTAGGATATAGAACTGATAATTGGGACGGAAGTTTGAACGTTCCTGGATTTCTTTATGACGAAGCTAAAATTACAAATTGGAACATATGGTCTGATTATGCAGTAGGTGACTTAGTTAAATATAAAGAGTTTTATTATAGTGCAAACATAAAGCATACAAGTAACGAAAACTTTGATGCTAACAACTGGAACAGACTTAACGAAAAACCGGAATCAAGACTTTATGCAAACTGGGACTACAAAGCCAATCAATTTGCAGATTTTTACGACTTAGATACAGACAACTTTGACACAGAACAGCAGCGCCTTGGCCAGCATTTAATCGGATACCAAAAGAGAGATTATCTTTCAAATATCATTACAGATAGTGTAAGTCAATATAAATTTTATCAAGGATACATTGCTGAAAAAGGTACTAAAAATGCTTTAACAAAGCTTTTTGATGCATTAAGTACAGCCGGTGAAGAGAGTTTAGAATTCTATGAAGAATGGGCAATTAGACTTGGTCAATATGGTGCAACAGACAACATCTACGAAGTTGAATATATTATAGATGAAACAAAATATAAATTAGAACCTCAAATTGTTGAATTAGTAGATAATAAATCTAGTACGAGAACAGACTTAGTTTATGAAATTGCACCTTATGAAGTTTACTTAAGACCCGACGATTATACTCATGCACCCTTTGTATCAGAAACATCAGGCCTAGTTTATACAAAAGACAATGGATACACAAGAGAACAAGACGTTGCAGCAGTTGTTAACGGATATGATTCGATCCTTGATTTGCAAGTTTCTAATGTTAGAGTAGGAGATTTTGTTTGGGTAACAAATTATAATCAAACGTGGGATGTTTTAAGATTAGTTAAAACTAACGACAAAGTTTTATCATTTGATAGTGAATTTATCAGTGACGAAGTTATAGATGAAACCGGAAATGTTGTTGAAGGTTTTACAGTTATATTTGAAAATTACATCGAAAACTATTATGAAAAAGGAGACATAATAGGACTGTTATCAACTAATGATGCTATAAGCAAATTTTATAAAATTTGGGAAGTATCTCTGAATAAAATTCAAGTTATCAATGCCGGCAACTTAAACAATATTGAAGTTCTTCCGGATAGCAACGAAGTTGGAGTTGCTAAATTTGTTTCTAGAAGATTTTCTGATTCCGGAAACTTAAATTCAAGCATAAAGTCTCTTAGACAAGAATTTAGTGATAC